CGCAAAAATTAAACAGCAATGGGGTAACAATCTCAAAAAATTTGAAGGTATTCAAATGCCTGGTGGCGTGACATTGAATGGTCAAAAAATATATGATGAAGCATCCGAAGAAATAAAACAAATGGAAGAAGAAATTTATCAGATGGGTTCACTACCGTCAGAAATTTTCACTGGCTAATGGCAACAAATTTCTATTTCAATAATTTTCCAAATAGATTGGGTAATGGCAATGTCATCACTCCAGAACAATTATTAGTTGAAGATTTAGTCATTGAATCTCTCAAGATTTATGGTCTAGATGTTTATTATCTGCCACGTACAACACGGGATCAAGTAGACTATCTATTTGGTGAAGATGTTCTGAAAGAGTATCGTACAGCACATCCAATCGAAATGTACATCGAGAATGTTACAGGCTTTGATGGAGATCAAGACTTTATATCTAAGTTTGGCTTAGAGATTCGTGATGAAATTACCATGCTTGTGTCGAGACTTAGATTTAGGTATACAGTCAATGGTTATGCACGACCACGTGAAGGTGATTTAATTTATGTGCCAATGACTACAAGTTTTTTTGAAATTACTCATGTCGAACATGAAAACAATCAAGCAATGTTCTATACGTTAGGTCGTGGTCGTGGTGGTAACGTATATGTGTTTGCTTTAAAAATGAAACAATTTTATTTTTCTAGTGAGATTATTGACACTGGAGTGGCAGAAATAGACAACAATATTCGAAACTATTATCCTAAGTTAAGAATCTCTTTAGGTGCTGGATCAGGTAAGTTTTTGAATGATGAAATTATTTATCAAGGTTCTAATGTATCGACAGCAACAGCACAAGCATTAGTTCATGATTTTCAGCCGAATACTCATGTAGATGTTTATCGTATGCAAGGTAATTTTACTACATCATCTCAAGTAAAAGGCAACACAAGTTCAGCACAATGGACAGTGACATTGGCATCTGATGCGCCAACACAAAACAATGCATTTGAAGATATCATTGACAATGCACGTATTGAAGCAGCCAGCGATGGCATTATTGACTTTACGGAAGTCAATCCGTTTGGAGAACCTTGATGTTAGGTAATGCTCAATTTTATCATCGCACCATACGCAAGATGGTTGTTGTGTTTGGTACAATGTTCAATGATCTTGAGATTGTTCGTTATACACAATCAGGTGCACCAAGAGAAAAACTTAAAGTACCTTTATCTTATGGACCCAAAGAACGTTATCTAACACAGATTACTTCTGATCCTGATATTGCTAAGTCTGTCAATGCTGTGATACCAAGGATGTCATTTAATCTTGACAGTCTTGAGTATGATGCTAGTCGTAAACAAGTTTCTACATTGCAAAACTTTGCTTCCGCTACAAATACAGGTGTTGCTACACAATATGTTCCTGTACCATACAACTTTGAATTCAGTTTGTCGATTTATGTTCGTAACACAGAAGATGGTACACAAATACTAGAACAGATTCTACCATTCTTCACACCAGATTTTAGTGTTGTGGTAGACTTTATACCACAAATGAATCAGAAATATACTGTGCCAATTATACTCAATTCTGTGGCATCCACTGTTGAGTATGAGGGCGGAATGCAAGATGGTACAACAAGAATTATTGTTTGGGATTTGACGTTCACTGCTAAGAGTTTTATCTGGCCACCTGTCAAGTCTGGCAAAATTATTCACAGTGCAAATACAAATATCAATATCGATCTTACATCAAAAGAACTTCAAAAAGTTTATGTTGATTATGCCAATGGTAACAACGTCTTTACTACAGGCGAAACAATTCGTGATACAGCAAATGGCTTTACTGGTACGGTAGATTTCTTCAGTAACAATTCTTTAGGTACATTAGTTGTTACTGGAGGTAATAAGTATATTGAAACTGGATACACACTCGTTGGTGATTATTCAGGTGCATCTTACACAGTTTCGACTTTAGACAATGATTCAATTAAGGCTGTTGCTATTATCACTGAACCAAATCCAGTAAATGCTTTACCAAATAGCGATTACGGATACACCGAAACAATTATACGTTGGCCTGACACATTATTATGAAAAAATTAAACAAAAATCTATCAGAAATCTTTGACGTAGAACCTATCGAAGAGAAAACCGTAAAAAAATTACCTGTTGTCGTTGAAGAGTCTAGCAATCAAATTGATGTTGATGCAGAGTTTGCACGTAAAAATATGCGTGATCTTATCGATAATGGTAACAAAGCATTAGGTGAATTGGCAAGTGTTGCAAATCAATCAGAGTCACCAAGAGCATATGAAGTCTTAGCCACAATGATGAAGAATCTGGCTGAGATGAATAAAGATTTGTTGGAACTTCAGAAACGTAAAAAAGAACTTGCACCCCAGTCTGAATCTAGCAAAGGAGTCAACATAGATAAAGCAGTCTTTGTTGGCTCCACTAACGAATTACTTAAAATGATTAAAGGAAATAAATAAAATTATGGAACAACTAATCGAACAAATGAAAGTCATTTTGGGTACGAACTTCGGTTTGTATTTCAAAGCACACACTTTTCATTGGAATGTAGAAGGTCCTAACTTTGTAGAATATCACAATTTTTTAGGTGGATTCTATGAAGGTGTATTTGCAAACACAGACCTTATTGCTGAACACATTCGTGCGCTAGGTTCTTATGCACCAACAACACTGGCAAGAATGATGGAACTGTCAAAAGTTCAAGACATTGTTGCCATTCCATCACCACTTATCATGATGTCCGAACTTGCACAAGACAACGATAAGTATATTATGGAACTGCGTACAGGCATTGCAATCGCTGATGCAGCAGATGAACCAGCAGTAGGTAACTTTCTGCAAGATATTTTAGATGCTCACCAAAAACATGGTTGGATGTTGAAGAGTTTTACACGATAAATTATGGATGACGGGTATCTTGGTAATGCAAGGCTCAAACGAGTCGGCGTTGAAATATCCTACACTGAAGAGCAATTAAAAGAAATTTTAAAGTGTACAGAAGATCCAGTATACTTTATTAAAACATACGTTAAGATTGTCAATGTAGATAAAGGTCTTGTACCTTTTGATATGTGGCCATTTCAAGAAGATATGGTCACACAATTTCATAGTAACCGTTTTGTCATTGCAAAAATGCCCCGACAGGTAGGTAAAACAACTACCACTGTCGGGTACATGCTATGGTCAGCATTGTTCAACGAAGAGTTCGTCATTGGTATTCTTGCCAACAAACTTCAACTTGCTCAAGACATTCTGGCCAAGATACAGAAAGCCTATGAGCATTTACCTATGTGGCTTCAGCAAGGTATTATCAACTGGAATAAACGATCAATTGAACTTGAAAATGGCTCAAAAATTTACGCATACGCAACATCAGCAGCAGGTGTTCGTGGTGGTTCATATAATCTAATCTTTCTTGATGAGTTTGCGTTTGTGCCACACAACATGGCCGTAGACTTTTTTACATCTACTTACCCCGTTATCTCTTCTGGTAAAACGTCAAAAGTAATCATTGTTTCTACGCCGAACGGTTTGAATCTGTTCTACAAGATGTGGACAGATGCGATTGAGAAACGTTCAAATTACAAAACACTTGAGATTCACTGGTCACAAGTGCCAGGTCGTGATGAGAAGTGGAAAGAAGAAACGGTACGAAACACCTCTGAAGAGCAGTTTCGACAAGAGTTTGAGACAGAGTTTATCGGTTCGTCGGCTACACTTATCTCAGGTGCTAAGTTGCGTTCGCTTGGCTTTTATGATCCAATGCGAATTGAAGATGATGGAAATCTGTTTGTATATGAAGATCCACGCCCAGGACGTATCTACATTGCTACCGTAGACTGTGCTGAAGGTGTAGGTTTAGACTACCATACTATTAATATTTTGGATTCCACAGAAGCACCATATAAACAAGTTGCTCGATATCGTAATAACAAACTGCCTTTACTGTTTTTACCTACAGTCATTTATGCATTGGCCAATCGATACAATCAGGCTTATGTGCTGATTGAAACGAACAATGTAGGCCAGCAAGTCGTAGACATTCTACACTATGATCTAGAATATGAAAACATCTATAAACTAGAACACCATCATATCAAAGGTCAGAGCATTTCTGCTGGCTTCAAACGTTCTGTGGCATTTGGGGTAAAAACAACCAAATCAGTCAAGAAAATTGGTTGTGCCAACATGAAGACGTTGATTGAAAACGACAAATTAATTATCAATGACTTTGATACCATTGCTGAACTGAATACTTTTGTTCGAACTAGAGATACCTATGCTGCTGAAGAAGGTAATAATGATGACATCGTGATGGGTCTGGTGCTTTTTGCGTGGTTGACAGCACAAACTTTCTTCAAAGATGAGACAAGAATTGACATCAGAAAGATCATGCTGGAAGAACAAAATCTACTGGGTGAGGAAAGTGTATTACCGTTTGGCTTCATTGAGGATGGATTACGTAGAGAGTTGGAAGTAGAAGATGGAGATATGTGGGAGCCACCAGCAGGCTATTTATCATCAAGTTTATAAAAAACTAAATAGACAATAAAAAGAATATTGACCCAACAATAAAAGGAGAAATCCAATGGCATTTCAATTATCAC